TATAGGATGCAATAGAACAATAGAAGAGATTAAGGAAGCCTATGAAAGCACCACAAAAATCATTAGCTAATTGGACAAAACAGAAGTGGAGAACCAAGAGTGGCAAGCCTAGTACACAAGGGTCAAAGGCTACCGGTGAGCGTTATCTCCCTACGAAAGCGATTAAAGCTTTATCTAGTGCAGAATACTCAGCTAGTTCGGCTGCTAAGCGTAAAGCAAATGCAGCAGGTAAACAAGTATCTAAACAGCCAAAAAAGATTGCACAGAAAACGAAGAGGTACAGATGAAACTAAACACATACTTGATATACTTGGACATAGCTAAACCATTCCTAAAGATTGGTAATTGGCTATACCATAAACATGTACAAGCGTTACGTAAAAAACAAGGGAGATAGTCAATGTTTGGTGCTCTTATAGGACCTATAGCAAATCTAGCATCTAGTTGGATGAGCAGTAAGGTTGAAAAGGTTAAGGCAGATGGACAGGCTAAAGTGGCACAGGCTAGAGCAAAAGCAGTTGTAGCTGAGAAAGTAGCCACAGGAGAAGTAGCATGGGAGCAGTCTATGGCTGATTCTACAGATAACAGCTGGAAAGACGAATTTGCCTTGATTGTTTTATTATTACCTGCTATACTTGTATTTATACCGAGTATGACAGAATATGTAAGAGTAGGCTTTGAAGTATTGAATACACTACCTGAATGGTATCAGTATTTACTTTTTATAGCAATTAGTGCATCCTTTGGAATTAAAGGTGCAGGTCAAGCAATGAAGATAATAGGGAAAAAGTAATGAGTAAAGATAAAACATCAACAGGTAGTTTTTTTGGAGATTTAGTAAAGGCTATAGAAGGTGGTGGTGCTAGTCGTATGACTAAAGCATACACAATAAAAAAAGGTGACACTTTAAGTACTATTGCAAAAACTAATGGGGTAACATTAAAACAACTAATGCGAATAAATCCTAAGTTTAAAACTGGAACTCCTGATGGCTCTCCTACAACAGCAACAATAAAACAGAAAACTATGATCCCCGGTAAAAAAATTAAAGTGCCAGACCCTAAGACGTTTAAAAATTTTAGATTAACAGATGTAGTAAAAAAACCAAAGAAGACTTACAAAAAAACTACCAAAGCAGATTTTAAAGAAATGAATGTACCTTTAAAGAAAAAGAAAGTTAACTAATGAATTTAATTAAACTACAAGATGAAATAGCCAATGATGAAGGTGTTAAATACGAAACTTATAGATGTTCACTAGGGCATTTAACAGGGGGTATAGGACACTTAATCACAGAATGGGATGAAGAAATATATGCCGGACCTATTGGCACAAAGATACCACATCAACAAGTGGATGCATGGTTTGCGAAAGATATAGAAACAACTATAAAAGATTGTAACCTACTCTTTTCGCAATTTAATAACTTACCTGAAGACATACAGCACGTACTCGCTAATATGTGTTTTCAGTTAGGTAGACCGAGACTGTCTAAGTTTAAGAATATGATTGCTGCAGTTAAAGACTTAGACTGGGCAAGCATGTCAGATGAAATGGAAGACAGTAATTGGTATAGACAGACACCTCAAAGAGCAGAGAGACTCACAGTGCGTGTTGACAATCAATTAATTAAGGAAATACCAGCATGAGTAAAGAACTAACAGAACTACAGCAAACTTTTTTGCAGGTTCTATTTGACCAAGCAGGTGGTGACGTTGTAGTTGCTAAAAAACTTGCAGGGTATGCAGATGGAACTTCTACCTCAGATATTGTAAAATCTATGAGAGATGAGATAATGGAAGCTACGCAATTATATATGAGCAGAAATGCACCTAGAGCTGCAGTAGCAATGGTAGGTGGTTTGTTAGACCCTACAGAGTTAGGTATTAGAGATAAAATGGCAGCAGCTAAAGAGTTACTTGATAGAACAGGTCTTGTTAAGACAGAAAAACTACAAGTAGAGAGTACAGGTGGTGTTATGTTATTACCTGCAAAAAATGAAGAGTAGAACTGCTGGGCAGTGGAAATTACCACAACCTACAGACTTAAAAGAGGAAAATAACTGGATTCAAATACCTCGTATAGCTCGTACTGTTCCATATGGCTACGTACAGAGCGAAAGTGATCCAGATGTGTTAGACCCAGTAGAACTAGAGCTAGACAAGCTAGAGATGGCTAGAAACTATGTTAAACAGTATTCCTATCGTGAAGTAGCTAATTGGCTCACGAAACAGGCAGGAAGATACATCTCACACGTAGGACTAAGAAAAAGGTTAATGCATGAGCAACAACGTAAGAACACAGCTAGAAGCCTACGCAAGTGGGCAGAGTATGCCGAAAAGGCAATCCAAAAAGCGAAAACCATCGAAGAAGAAAGAACAGGAGCAAAAAGCTCCTCAAGTAGCTGAGTTAAATATTGAAAGACTTTCTGTAGAAGAAAGCAACAATATAATATTTAAACCTAATGTAGGACCTCAGACAGAGTTTCTTGCAGCAGCTGAGAGAGAAGTACTATACGGTGGTTCAGCAGGAGGTGGTAAATCATATGCCATGTTAGCAGACCCACTACGTTACATGGGTCATCCATCATTTAGTGGATTGTTACTAAGACACACAACAGAAGAATTAAGAGAACTTATATATAAGTCAAAAGAAATATACCCTCAAATATGGAGAGGTATAAAGTGGTCAGAAAGAAAGATGCAATGGGTAGCACCTTCAGGTGCAAGGTTGTGGATGTCATACCTAGATAAAGATGACGATGTATTACGTTATCAAGGTTTGGCATTTAGTTGGATAGGTTTTGATGAGTTAACGCAATGGTCTACTCCTTACGCTTGGAATTACATGAGATCACGTTTACGTTCTACTGCACATGACTTACCGATTTATATGAGAGCTACGACAAATCCCGGAGGAAGAGGACATCACTGGGTAAAGAAAATGTTTATTGATCCTGCACCCTACGGAAAGAATTTTGATGCCACTGATATTGAGACAGGAAATGCCCTTAGATACCCGGCAGGACATGCGAAGGCTGGTACAGCTTTATTTAAACGGAGATTTATCCCTGCACGATTATCAGACAATCCTTACCTTGCAGAGCAGGGGGATTACGAAGCCATGTTATTATCACTCCCTGAACAACAAAGAAGACAATTACTGGATGGGGATTGGGATATTAAGGAAGGTGCTGCTTTTACTGAGTTTGATAGGAATATCCATATTGTTGAGCCTTATAGGATACCTAATAATTGGGTTAAGTTTAGAGCTTGCGATTACGGTTATGGTAGTATGTCTGGGGTTCTTTGGTTTGCTGTATCACCGGCTGAACAACTTATTGTCTACAGAGAATTATACGTTGGCAAAGTCCTTGCCGCAGATTTGGCAGATAGGATAATAGAATTAGAAGCTGATGATGGTGGTATGAGATATGGAGTATTAGATAGCTCCTTATGGCATAAGCGTGGAGACACAGGACCTTCATTAGCAGAACAAATGATTATGAGAGGGTGTCGTTGGAGACCTTCAGATAGAAGTAAAGGCAGTCGTGTATCAGGTAAAAACGAAATACATAGACGTTTGCAAGTAGATGAATTTACAGAGGAGCCAAGACTTGTTTTCTTTAATAATTGCACGAACATTGCATCACAGTTACCTGCCTTGCCCATTGACAAGAAGAATCCGGAAGATATTGACACACATTCGGAAGATCACTTGTACGATGCATTAAGATATGGTATAATGTCACGACCACGATTTAGTATATTTGACTATGACCCTAATGGCAGACCTAGTAGTAGTATGCCTGTAGCAGACGCAACCTTTGGATATTAAATATTATGCAAGAAAATGACGAACTAAATATAGAAGACAACTCAATTGCATTAGAAGACTCTGATGATTCTATTGAATCTGATGCTTCCTATGATTCTTTATCTAACTATGTTATGGGTAAATTTAAAAAATCAGAAGATGCTAGATATGAAGATGAGCAGAGATGGGCACGAGCCTATAGAAACTATAGAGGACTGTACTCTCCTGACGTTCAGTTTACAGAAGCTGAGAAATCAAGAGTGTTTATTAAAGTAACTAAAACTAAAACATTAGCTGCCTATGGGCAAATAGTAGATGTTTTATTTGCAAATAATAAATTTCCGTTGAGTGTAGACCCAACGCAGATACCAGAAGGAGTAGCTAAAGATGTTAGTTTTGACCCTAAAGAACCTGAAGAATTACGTGATGAATCAACTATGGAATCCCCTTATGGTTTCAAAGGAGATGGCAAAGAGTTACCTAAAGGAGCAACTGCAAATAGTTTACAAAATATGCTTGGTCCTTTGGAAGATAATCTTAAAGACATTGAAAATCTTAAAATGGGTGTTGGTAAAACCCCTACAGCAATTACGTTTAGTCCTGCGATGGTTGCGGCAAAAAATATGGAAAAGAAAATCCACGACCAACTAGAAGAGTCTAATGCTAATAATCATTTAAGGAATACAGCATTTGAAATGTCTTTATTTGGCACAGGGGTTATGAAAGGTCCTTTTGCTATAGATAAAGAATACCCTAGTTGGGATGATGAAGGAGAATACACTCCTGTATTTAAAACAGTACCTCAAATATCACACGTATCTGTATGGGATTTTTATCCTGATCCAGATGCTAATAATATAGATGAAGCACAATATGTTATACAACGTCATAAAATGTCTCGCTCAGAACTAAGAGCGTTAAAACGTAGACCCTATTTTAGAGCAGAAGTTATTAATGATGCTATAACTGAGGGAGAAAATTATGTTAAAAAGTATTGGGAAGACGATCTTAGTGACTATAATAACGAAAGTTATATAGAAAGATTTGAAGTCTTTGAATATTGGGGTATGATTGAAATGGAGTTATTACTAGATCAAGATGTAGATATACCTAAAGAACTAAAAGAGTATGACGAGTTGCAAGTTAATGTGTGGTGTTGTAATAACAGAATTATACGTGCTGTATTGAACCCATTTAAACCTGCTAGAATACCTTACATGGCTGCACCATATGAATTAAATCCTTATTCTTTTTTTGGTGTAGGTGTAGCTGAGAACATGGATGACACACAGACTCTTATGAATGGTTTTATGAGAATGGCTGTAGACAACGCTGTGCTATCAGGTAACTTACTTATAGAGGTAGATGAAACCAATCTAGTTCCGGGTCAAGACCTATCAGTGTATCCGGGTAAGATATTTAGAAGACAGGGTGGTGCTCCGGGGCAAGCTATATTTGGTACAAAGTTTCCAAATGTGTCTGGAGAAAACTTACAACTATTTGATAAAGCTAGACAACTAGCTGATGAAAGTACAAGTATACCATCTTTCTCTCATGGACAGACAGGTGTCACAGGTGTAGGTAGAACTGCATCTGGTATATCTATGCTAATGAACGCAGCAAGTGGTAGTGTTAAAACGGTTATTAAAAATGTAGATGACTATCTACTTAGACCATTAGGTGAAGGTTTGTTTAGATTTAATATGCAGTTTGACTTTGATCCTAAAATTAAAGGTGACTTAGAAGTTAAAGCTAGGGGTACAGAAAGTTTAATGGCTAATGAAGTGCGTAGTCAAAGACTTATGTCTTTCTTACAAGTTGCATCTAGTCCTGTTCTTGCACCATTTGCTAAGTTTCAATATGTTATTACAGAAATAGCTAAGGCACTAGACCTTGATCCAAATAAAGTAACTAATAATATGGATGAAGCTGCTGTGCAAGCTGAGTTAATGAAACAGTTTCAAGGACCTCCACAGACACCTCAGCAAGGGCAACCTCAACAAGGAGCAAATCCTTTAGACCCTACAGGTGCAGGTGGTGGTAACATAGGTACAGGTCAAGCTCCAGTACCGGGAGAACAAGGATTTACAGGAACACCTCAAAATGGACAACCACAACAAGCAAGTAATCAGCAACCTCAAGCCGATGGTCAACAACCTCCAATTAATGAACCACTTCAATGATTACCTTGATATACTAATAGAGCAACAGCAAAAAGCACTAGAACAGTCTGATAATGTTACTATGTTACATAGATCGCAAGGAGCTATTGCAGTGTTAAGAAGAATGAAATTACTAAGGGATTCAGTAAATAATGGTTAATCCTACACAAAAACAATTTCAAAATGTTTTAAGTAAAATGGATAAGCAGGATAAAACAGGGGTTACTAAAGATCAACTGTATACTGCGGCATCTATAGCTCCTATTACAGGAGATGCTATTGCTATTAAAGAATTACCAGATGACGTTAAACAGATAAAAACTTTATTTGAAGAAGGCTACAGAGAATCCGATTTTAAAAAACTAGGTATGGGTGCATTATATGCAACTGCTGTAACAGCAGGTCTTATACCTGTTGCAGGTGTAATTGGAAGAACAGCTAAGTCATTTCTAAAACCTGTAATTAAAAAAGCGTCAGATGAAATGTCTAGTGTTTTTAAAACAGCATCAGGACAGCCAAACACAACACCTGCTCTTGCAGGAAATACTCCTACTATTAATAAATCAGTTACTAGTACAGAACCTACTTCTTCTACTATAAAAGAAGTATCATCATTTAATGACCTAAGAAAAAATACAAATATAACAATAGATAATCCACCTAACACAAATGTCCTTACAGGAGAAACATACGTACAAAAAAAAATAAGAGAGAACAATGCGTATAAAAAGAAAAATCCTAATTCTGGTCCTATAGGTTTGTATGAAGGTGTAACTGGATATACAAAAAATATAAAGTTTAACCCAAAAGAATTGATAAACATAAAAGGTGAAATGGGTGAAGATATTTTTAGAATGTCTGGTGAATCTAAAAAAGGTATGTTTAATAAATTAAAGTCTTTAGAAAAAAATATAAAAGAAGAAGGCTATAAACCTACAAATATAAAAATAACTGTTACAGAAAATGGTACTCCATATATATCAGAAGGAAATCATAGATTAGCAGAAGCCTTAAAGTCAAAGAGATCAGAAATAGTAGCCGATATTAACTACCTACGAGGTGGCGAAGCTGTAGATGGTCCTTTAAACCCTAATAAAATAGGCATAGGTAAAGAATCTACTCCTTCTACTGTATTAAAAAAAGATGACTATGAAGGACAAAAAGTATTCCACTCCACAGCTAATGATTTTAAAGAATTTGGTTTTGTTTCTAAGAATAATGGTGCAGATATAGGGTTTCATGTAGGAACTCCTGTGCAAGCACAAAAACGTACTAGTAGTAAGTCAGGCGAAAGAACTTTACCTCTACAACTAAGAACTACACTTAAACCTGCTAGAATACCAGACCTAAGTTCGTTTAAAGAACCTAGGAATTGGTTGGCACAGATATCTGTAAACGGTAAGACGGACAGTGACTTACTAAGATTTCTTATGCAAGACCCTAAAGATGCAAAGTCAATACTAGATCAAGTAGAAAATAAACTACCTATAAAAATGAATGGTACTACATACTATATGTTACCTGATGCTGAACGAATGGGCATGGATAAAAAATTATGGAAAGATTTAGTTCTTGAGTCAGGTAGAGCAGTAAAACAATTAAATACAACTACTAGCTATAGGGATAGGCAGGAATGGTTTGAAACTATTAAAAAAGTAGCTAATAAAAATGGGTACGATTCTTACGTATATAAAAATGAATTTGAAGTTGGCAGTGCTTCTAATGACGATTTAATTAAACAAATAAAAGAAGTAGGCGATGGTAAACGTGATCCTAGTAC